TCAGGCTGGCTCTAGAATCTCTGAGGCTGACCTAGACAACGCCTACCGTCAGGGGCTCTTCGCTGCACAGGAAGCAACCGAGGACGCGCCCGGAAGTGCTTCGCGGACTGTTCAAGCTACCGACGACATTGCAGACTCAGCAATCACCGCAGCCAAACTAGCAACCGACGCTGTTGAGACCGCTAAGATTAAGGACGCGCAAGTCACGGCTGCGAAACTAGCATCCACATTGGACCTAAGCTCTAAGACATTGACTATACCAGCAGCCACGGTGACAGAGGCGTTGGTCACTCAGCACAACGCTGCCATCAAGACGAGTCTCGACATCTCTTCAGGAATGAACGGGACACTTCCGGTTGCTAACGGCGGCACTGGTCTTACAAGTTCGGCGGGACAGGTCCTAGAACAGTTCTTGTTGCCGTGCGACGGTATTGCTTATACGGCGCGTAGCGGCAGCGTTACGCCTACAGCAGTTAATGGTGGAGTAGTCCTTGCCGACGCCTACGCTGACGTAGCTGGTTCCGTTATCACCTACACGCCGCCTTCTGGAACTAAGCTTATCGTGTATAAGTATGTGTTTTCTATGTTTAGTTACAAAAGCGCATACTGCTTCTTTAAGGTTGTGCTAGGCGGTGTTGACGTTGATGACTCAAGACACTCTCTTGGAACTCACGACAACAATGACCAAGACTTTGGCAGAAGGACTATTGAATGGCCCTTTGTTATTGGAGGAACAGCCAACGTAGCAACAGGACGAAAAGCCGCCTATTCAGACTGGAGCAGCGGCCTTGAAATCAGAATACAAGCTAGACGAGAAAGCTCTACACACGACGCCTCTCTACACGGCACGATGCGGCACGATGGCGCCGTGACTAACGTGTTCAACCGCCCCCTTATCGGAATCACAGCCATAGGATAAGTCATGGAATCTACTCACTTACCCGCAGCAGTAGGCATCTTAGGGATGCTAGGCACGTTTACACTAGCAGACATCAACGCTCTGGTTGGCATCGGAGTTGGCCTGTTGAGTCTGGTGTATCTAATCGTAAGAATAATCAAGGAATGTCAAACCAAGAACAAGACCAAGAAGTAAAACTCAAGGCCCTTCAAGGGCTTCTCATTGACGAGTTTATCACCCGCATCTCAAGCGGAGAGGCTGCACCCAGCGACCTCAACGCCGCACGTCAGTTGCTGAAGGACAACGGCATTCACGCTGGGTTGTCTAAGGGCAACCCGCTGGAGCAACTGGCAGAAATCCTACCCTTTGACGAAGCAGCTAATGGATAAGAAACGAAACTACCGCAAGGAATACGACTCATACCACAAGTCAGAGCGCCAGAAGAAGCGCAGGGCTGGACGCAACAAAGCGCGTCGCATGGTAATCAAGAAGCGAGGCAAGAATGCCGTTCAAGGCAAAGACGTTCACCACGCCGACCGGAACCCTACTAACAACGGCATGAGCAACCTTAAGATTCAAAGTAAGAAGAAGAACCGAGGTAACAACAAGTAACCGTGCACATTCCAGACAAACTCAAAGACTTTAGGAACTTCCTGTATATTGTCTGGAAGCACCTTAACCTACCCGACCCTACCCCCATTCAATATGAAATCGCAGATTATATGCAAAGAGGAGATAGAAGAGCTATTATCGAAGGCTTTAGGGGAGTCGGTAAGAGTTGGATATGCTCTGCATACGTTGTTCACCAACTGCTCCTCGACCCACGAAAGAACATACTTGTCGTATCTGCTTCAAAAACAAGAGCAGACGACTTCAGCACTTTTACACTTAGACTCATCCATGAGCTCCCTATTCTTGGCCATCTCAGACCAACCGATAAGCAGCGATTTTCAAAAATCTCCTTCGACGTCGGACCAGCACCCGCCTCACACGCCCCCTCCGTCAAATCCTTGGGGGTCACGTCTCAACTGACGGGCTCACGGGCCGACATCATTGTGGCTGATGACATTGAGGTTGTTGGCAACAGCGCGACCCAAGGGATGCGCGACAAGCTCGGTGAGCAGGTCAAAGAGTTCGACGCCATCATCAAGCCCGAGGACGAGACCAAAGTTCTCTTCTTGGGAACCCCTCAGTGCGAGGACACCATCTACAACAAACTCACTGAGCGGGGCTACAGCAAGCGCATCTGGACGGCCAAATACGTCACCACTAAGACCAACCAAGCGACATACGACGGAACCGTAAGCGCCTTCTGCGTGGACGACGAGCAAGCTGGGTCCTCCACTGAGCCCCTGCGGTTCAGCGACATCGACCTAGCGGAGCGTGAAGCCTCCTACGGGCGCACAGGGTTTTCCATGCAGTTCATGCTGGATACCCGCCTGAGTGACCTAGACAGATACCCCCTTAAGACCAGCGACCTCGTGGTGATGTCTGTGGACGCCTCTGTGGCGCCCGAGAAGCTCGTGTGGGCTCGGGACCCAAAACTAGAGTGGGACTCCTCTGTGCCTAACGTGGGGCTCTCAGGGGACCGTTTCTACCGCCCCATGCAAACCCTCGGGGAATACATCCCATATACGGGCTCTGTGATGTCCATTGACCCCTCAGGGCGTGGACGAGACGAGACCGCCTTCAGCGTGGTCAAAATGCTCAATGGATACCTGTATGTTCCGGATGGTGGGGGTATGCAAGGCGGCTACGACGAGACCACACTCAAGGCTCTCGCCATGAAAGCCAAGCAGCACAAGGTGAATGCCATCGTGGTCGAGAGTAACTTCGGGGATGGTATGTTTGTTGAGCTGTTCAAGCCCATACTAACTAAAATACACCCCTGCACCATCGAAGAGGTGCGCCACAACACCCAAAAGGAACGCAGAATCATCGACACCCTAGAGCCCGTGATGAACCAGCACAGACTGGTTATAGACCCCAAGGTCATCAAGGACGACTACGAGAGCGCACAGCGCTACCCCAACGACTCACAACTCAAATACCAGCTCATTTACCAGCTCTCACGGCTCACAAGGCAGCGCGGCGCCATCACCCATGATGACCGCCTAGACGCCCTGAGCATGGCTGTGGCCTACTGGACAGAGCAGATGGCTCAAGACGCCGACAATCGCATGGTGGAGCGCAAAGACGACCGCCTAAAGGAAGAACTAGAGAAGTTCATGGACAACTTCAGCCCAAAGGGGAACTCATGGCTATGAAAAACAACATCTACAACCTTAGAATAGCAGGACTAGACATCCCAGTGAACTACGTGTCCTCCTTTGAAGACTCAAGGGTTGGCGAATACGATGGCGAAAGGCGTGAAATCAACCTCCTCCTTCGCCTACAGGACGACCCTAAGACCCTTATGACAACACTGGTGCATGAACTGGTTCATTGTGTGTTGGATGTCAGCGGTGCTAACTACGGGATGTCAGAAAAGACTGAGGAACAGGTCGTTATGGCTGTTGAATCTCTGGCTGTTCCCGCTGTGCGGCTTCTAGACCAACAAGCGCTCTTAAGAGAGGGTATATATGGAGGCAGGGGGGACACTCTAAGTGAATCTTAGAGCTGTCAAATGACTAAAACAACACCAACACCTTTAACTGATGTGGAATGTGGGTCTTAGGTGTATTTACACAAGTCAACCACTCCCAACTCACTTAGAGTGTATCCCAAGGAACCCTCTGTCAAACACAAAAAATAAGATATTTCCGGTTGACCTCGGTCACCAAACTGTGCTTTGTTACGTGTGTGTTGTGTAACGCCCTTCTAGCTCTGTGTAGCCTCGGTTATCGGAGCTAGGAGGGTCACACTGTGAAGCAATGAGTGGTGCTTTTGGTGCAAAAATGCGAGGGGGTAGCGTTATACGCACGCAGCCGCTAGACCCCCATCACCCCTCCTAGCAAACACAGCACAACCGCAAGCGAAGCACAGCGCGACAGGGCTAGTAGTAAGCTTCTAGGTAGCACAAAGGCTCCCCGCAAGCGAAGCACACAGCGGTAGAGCGAAGGGTAATCGCTAGGTAGCACTCAGCGGTAAGCGCATAGCGAACCTTGGGAAGCTTTGGGTGGTTTGTGCGTTTGGCTTTTTGCTGGCGTTTTTTCGCACCAAGAGCCACACCCACAGCTCCACTCACTATCACCCATAGTTATCTAGTTGTGTGTATGA